CCGAAGTTGAGCACGAGCGCGGCGGTGTACGATCCACCCACCTCCGCGACGATCGTCACAGGGTCGCATGTCGCTCCTGTCGGAAGATCGCTGGAGATAGTGTACGACCCCACGCCGTTGAGTGTGAGGTTCGCAACTCCCGAAGCGTTGGTCTGTCCGATCACCGTATCGGTGCCATTGGTGGCCGTGATCGTCCTGCCGGACTGGAATCCCGCCGAGGACGAATCTGTCACCGTCACGGCCACTGTAGGCTTTGTCTGAAGGTCGAACGTGTGCGAGTAGGTCTGTCCCGCCACAGGAGTGAGCGGATAATTGGACGGTGCGACATATCCGCTCGGAGTGTCGCACGATATCACGTATGCCACGCCTGCGAGCAGGGTGAGGTTCGCCACGCCCGAGCTGTTGGTCGTACCTGTGACGGCCGTTCCGCTTGTAGGAATGGCCGTGATCGTCCTGCCGTTCTGATATCCTGCAGAGGCCTTGTCGTCCACGGTGATGGCGACCGTCGGCTTGTCGAGGATGGTGAAGCTCTTCGAGTAGGTGCCTCCGGCTGTGGCGTTGACCGTTGCCGATGCAGGGGACACGCCCTGACCTGTCGGATAATCGACCTCGATCGTCCATTCCGCGATTCCGAGGACGAGGGTCACGCATCCAGTAGTTCCCGTTGTACCCGTTATAGGGGATTCCCCCTCTGCGGTGCATGTGACCGTCCTTCCGCTTATACCCGTTCCTGTGACGGTAACGCTGCATATAGGAGCTTTGTAACACGTGAATGAAACGTCCGTCACTTCTCCGGTTGGCGTTATCACCCACGATGTCGGATCGAATACAAAATACTCTTTGGAGCATGATACAGTATATTCAATGTTCTTATATACTGCAATCTGACATCTTCCATTGGAATCCGTTGTATTGGACACTGTTCCGCTTGCAGATGTTGCAGATACCGTTATCCCCGATAAGGACGGGGAACCTGATGATGCTGTCACATATACATCCAGATAATATGATTTTCCCGCTCCGCCTGTCATCTGTATTGCCGTCATGCTATCACCACATTTACGCCGATGTCCACATCTGGAACGGTATTGCACGTGAATGTAACGCTGCCCGTTCCTTCTGCCGATACACGTATGCCGAACTCGTTATAATCTAAGAATGATACTATCGTAGGAGAATAGAAATTGACGGTACTCGCACTCAACCCTGTCACAGATACAGTTTGAGTGTTGCCTGACCATCCTGTAGATAGCAATGTGATTACCGTTGCAGGTGCCAGATTATCCTGTTTTCCCGTATACAGTTCCTGATTGACCTCTGATTGAGAGATCAATGTTCCATCCTTGTCGTATATCACGCTTTCCGCGGATATGTTCCCTCCGTTCCTGATTATCATCGTCGGAAGTGTAGGAGTGGACGACATGAATATACTCGCTGTGTTTGCCGTACCTTTGGATATCTGCGTTTCGATCATTATATTTTCTCCGGCAGATACTGTATATGGAACGGTCAATTGGTTTATTCCGGGGAACGATATATAAGAATTCACACTTGTAGCCGAAAAAGTATAGGTTCCCAAAAGGATGTTCTGTCCAGAATGATACGCCCTGTACGAAATGGTATACTGTGTATTGAGCACGAGCGATGTCAGATACATATAGATTATATATGTGGATGTGGGACTGATCACGAGCCCGTCAGCAGGAATATACACAGCATCATCGGTTGTCACTGCCGTCCCTATAAGTACGTATTCCATATTCACATCTGTGACCGGGGGATCTGATGTAACAACTCCGTCGGAAGAAAGATACCATGATGTTGTTCCCCCTGATTCCGGTATATATATCTGCGCAGATATCACATTATCTTCATCAATCATTATTCTGTCGCCGGCGGTCAGCATCGGCTGTTTAAGTGCCAATTGGTCATACGCCAATTTCTCGCTGATATAATGAATATCGTCCGGTATTATCTGGAATGATGTACGCATACGCGAAAGTAATTGGAATGTTGCATTGGCCGCCGCCTGTGCTATCGATATGGGTTTATCGGCATCAGAGGTGTTGTCGCAATTCCCAAGCCCTACATCGGAAGAGGACAATGTCACGATGCCCGTACGTCCGTTAACGGAATATACCGTTCCTCCTTCTCCGCCTACTGCATACATCTGTATCCAGCTTGACAGCACCGAATAATCGTCTCCATTCAGTATATAAGACCCGTTCTGTCCTGCGCTTTCTCCCGTCTCTCCATAGACTATCGCCCAATCTCCGCGACCGGTCTCGCGTCCGGAAGGGGTTGTCGACAATGTAACAAGATCCGATCTCAACGGTACAGCACCGGCATATTCATTGATGGCTATCGGCGGTATGACCCCGTCCGGCAATTGACCGTTCACATTCAAGACCGGAACATTGCCTGCCGATGTCCCCACATCTCTGGTGGATGCGGTTCCCAGCAGATCCAGGTTATCCTTCAACAATTTCTCGGACGGATAATGCTCATCATCCGGTATAGGCTGGAATGATGCGACCAGTCTTTTATCCTGTTTATCGTCCAATGAGTCTTTTATCAGTTTCTCGCCTACATAGTTTGAATTGTCAGGTGTTGATTGGAAAGCCGTCAGAGGGTCTTTTGTACGGATCTCGTCCGTGGTCTCTCCTGGAATTATCTCGATTCTGCTCCCTGCTGATAATGTCTTCTGAACATTCGTTCCCAGATCCAATTCATCGATATTCCCATCCAATTGATGGAATGTTATCTTGGTTCCGCTTATCGACGAAGATATGTACGCTTCCTGTATGGTCGCTCTGTATATGCTTAGTATACTGCCTGTAGAATCTATCGCATCTGCAACATCCAGCACAACTATATTCCTTGATGCGGTCACCATATTGCTCGACAGATCGGTTACCACAAGCTGCACTGGAAGTTTGTTGTCTTTCAGCGTTGCATATAAAATCGAATTATCTACTGTCACTGTTCCCGTTGTCGGGTCTGCATCGTCTATCGACAATATCTGATACGGCGATACCACTACGCCTTTGTTGTTCCTTACGCGCACGCCGTAATCAAGCTGTGCAGTCCACCCGGACGGAATGCCCGTTACAGTGATATTCACAGAGTTAGTATCTATTGTCGTGCCTGCATTCCCATCGCTTTCCGAAGAAGTCAATGTAAGCGTACGTGTTGCAGAATCGTATACAAGAGAGATCGAGACCATGACACATGATGTTATTAAAAGTATTTAAAGAAAAAGAATCATACTTTGACCCATCTGTCTGTTCCGTCATTGTATACAACATACCAGCCCACATCTTCGTTATACGGAAGGACTACGCTGAACTCTGCTTTCCCATCTTCGACGATTGCCGTATCTGTTGAGTTGATATCCAATACTCCGTAAAAATTGGATGAATCCATTCCTATTCTTACAGGCCCCTGAACATTCGGATCATATCCCATAAGATAGAAACACGGTACATAGACATAAGTTCCGTCAGGTGCATATATCGATACAGTATACGTCGCCCATACGCATGCATTATCGGTATATACAAGAGTGCAGTCTATGTAATAGCTCTGTGCATCGACAGTTCTGCCGTTCACATTCTGCAGTCCATCTGAATAATGCACATCTGCCGAATAGGTATACTCGTCTCCTTTTTCTTGGCTGCTGCACTCTATTATTATAAATGCTCCGACGATGATCGCCGCAATGCATACGATCGCAACTATCAGATATCTTCTGTCTCTGTTCATATTGATGATACCACGTTTATTATCAGTGTCTGACCTTTTTTCTTGTCCGGCCTTATCGCAGAAGGAATGGATATATACGCTCCTGAATTGACCTTGACTTGAGACGCTGCATGAGGATTGCTGTTATCGTATATTGAATCTTTGTCCCATGTTGCCGTTATGGTCTTTGTACCCAATTCCGGGAATACGAATACTTTGGCGTTCACTTGTGCCGATTGACCGTTCTCCAATATTAATGTCATTGTATTGCCTGATGCCAAATGGGAGAATGAGTTGCGTATAAGTGCGAATTGAGTGGTGAATGATGTCTCTGTAGCCGTATTGCTCGCATATATCGCCGCCGATACGGACATGGACGAACTGTCGCTTACCTGATTCACATATCTCTGCGAGTAATTATTGAGAACCAGTCTTGTAGTCTGTCTGTCGAAATCCAACGTCATTTCGCGCACTTTCGCTTGGTAATTGCTAAGCCCCAATCTTGAGAAATACAGACGTACCGGAACACCGGAACCTATGTTGTTGTATGTACGGGATATCATGTCTATATGTATCCCTGATACCGTGAACGATCCCGACCATTCCGATGCTCTCCCCGATAATACATCCGACAATGCATCCGATGCACATGCATTGGCTGTAGAATTGGAAGAATCTGATGAAACCCCCTCCAGCGGTATGGTTATCTGTGATAGGGATTCTGCATCATATACCGTTACCATCAGAGGATTGGATGTCGTTCCTTCCGATGTAGCATCGCTCTCGGTTCCTTTTGCTATGTATGTGGGATATCTGTTGATCATGGAGATATCAGGTTCAGAATCCACTATCTTCAATTCGCTTAATCCGGATGCGCCTATGTCCTTTCCCGACACTATCGCATATTCCGCAGTATCGGATTTATTCAGACGAGTGCCGAATGCCAGATCCAGATATCCGGAGGAATACATGGACATACCCTGCGACTCGGTTGATTCTTTCATGTCCATCAATGTCCATATATAATCAAGAACATTTCCACCCGCCATTCTAAATTCCGCTATATCCTGCATTGCAGGTATGGTATGAAATGAATAATTGATACCGACAGAATCCAAGACCTGCTGCATCGCAGATGCTGCCCCCGTAGTGCCGAACGTAGAGAACAGGACTATCCTTCTGTTGAATGAATATGAAGGAAGGGATCCATCGAAATCCGTATCCAACGAGTTTTGTTCGATGGTCACATCCTGTATGCCCGTAAGATAGTATATCGCACCGGTCTGATAACCGGATGTGACCTCTTTTTCTACATATCCATACCACTCGGATGATGCGCGCGCGCCTTGTATATATGTTCCGTCATCTGTGTTCTGTGCATAATCCTGACTGGTTCCATCTATGATATAACGTACATTATTCGGATACGGCTGATACGAATCGCTGTATATCCTTATCTTTATCAATTTGTCTTTGACGTAGATAGGATTGGAGCCCATATCTATCGTGAATTCATATGCGCCGATATTTGACAAATCATTCCAGGTTTCAGTCTTATATGTAATGCCGTCTACAATAACACTTGCACTGCCGGCATGTATGATTTCTACTTGATTAGCAAATATCGTATCCTTGAATGCACGAAAATAGGTCAATCCATGTGAACGATATCCGAATTCTATGTAGGTACCTGATGTATTCTTGGCTCTTTCTATCCATTCTGTTCCGACTATCACTTCTTTGTGGTTTGCGTTGAATGATACGTCTCCGATGTCGGTTACACGATATTCCGAAGACGGCAGATATACGGTAAATGCCGATGTCGCCGAATCATATCCTCCCGTACTATCGATCTCCGACCTTATACTGTTATAGATATTGCGGTATACCGACCTTCCCATTTTGGACATCAATGTTATAATATCGACTGCATTGACCGTGAAATAACCCTCGTCAGACGGAGTGACCTTTGTTACGAACCCATAGAATATCGTGGATGAATAGACTGTCAATGATATCCTGTCGCCTGGCATCGGACATTTTGACCCTGCATCCCATCCCGTATCTGCATCGACTATCCTGAATGATATGTCTGCACCCTTGGATTCCGAACGATGCAATGTCGTATTCTTTATAGGCGGATTCGATGTTGGACTTAGAGTGTACGATACCGATGCATGCGTGTATGTTATCGATGCTATGGTAGCGGTATGCATGCCCATTATACCACCATAACCGTCAATGTGAACGACATCCATGCAGGATTGAACTGTTCATGCGATTCATTGGTTATGTAGCATGCGAACGTGCCATGCACCGACGATACCACCGTTACCTGCTCTCCGTTCAATTCCTGCAATACCGCACTGTTGGCCGAATTCAATGCACACCGCCCATATATAGAGAATGTTGCATTATCTTTGCCTTGTTTATATATCTCTCCTCCTGCATCCGCCCCCTTTATCTGATGATATATGTATATAGCTCCTTTGACCGGAACGGTCATGTAACGCCATATCATATTGCTTAAATCGAGTGTCGCATGTGTGACAGTTATACTTGACATTCATATCGTCCCCTGTACTATCGTGTATAGATCCTGTGCTGTTGCAACCGTCCCCTGGTCTGCTGTACCGTTAACCGTTATATTGGTCGTAGAGGACGATGATGATTGAGCGCCCAATATTACAGCGGCCGTTATTGCCGCTCCTGCACCTGCTCCCACCAATGCTATCGCAGCAGGGTTGGACACGACTGCGTTGTATGTATTCAGAAGAACATTCTTTAATGTGGCTACATTGAGCAATGTCATGGCCAGCTGCAATGACTTGATCAGATTGGCTGTTCCGCCCATTATCTGGAACGATGCATTGATCCTCTGCAATGCCAGATTTGTCTCGTCGCTTGTGATTCCCAGCGCCTGGATTCCGCCAGTAAGCCCGGAAACCCCTCCCTGCAATCCTGTGACCACTGTAACCTGCAATGCCAGTTTGGCTTGCTGTTTGGTCAAAATATTATTTGTATTCTCTGCCTCGTTCTGCAGTTCCTTCTGTTTTCCTTTTGCCGTGTCCGTCGATGCACTGGCCTTATCCGCGGCATCGGCAGCCTCATCGGCTCCCTCGCTCATATCGTCGGCTATGCGGAATGCCCATGTTATCGTCCTGTCCTCTGTCATAGGATTCCTCCTACCTTACTCGATATGGATGCTCTTCCCGATGATGAGCTCATATCTCCCGATAATGTATAGTTCATGATGGATGCCGTTATAATGGATGCCGTTCCTGCTGCTGATACAGCCAGAAGTATCTTTCCCCATCCTATTCCGGGTATAGCTGCATTCGCCGTTGTAAGAGCCGCCGCTTTTGCTGTCTGTATGGCATTCAATGTTTCTTTTGCAGATACTGCAACTGAAATGAGCTGTGCTCCGCCTGTTGCTATCTGCATCGCCGCCGCCGCCGCATTGACAAGATTCATGGTCGAATCTGAAATACCGAAAAGAGAGTTCATCGCAGCTGTTGTCGATTTAACTGCAGATGCACCGCTGTTCATATTGGATACGGCGGATATATCCATCAGTCCTTCCCCCTGTTGAATGCCTTGGCCAATTCCTCATTCTCCATATTTATACGTGATACAAAGTAATTTGCCTGGGATACGGTGATATTCTCAAGCATCGACTTATCTACCATCGCGACATTGTATTTCTCTGCAATGACCAATGCAGTATCGTCTATCTCGCAAGGGTCTGCAACCCTTATCATTTCCGACAACAGATTGTCCAGATTGAAACATTCTTCATCGGACAACATCTGATACAGTCTGTCTATATCCTCGTCATCGTATATTACAGGGGATATCATCACCCCCAGAAGATACCAGCGCGTTGCATATGATATTCTGGATGCCAATCCTTGTATCTCTTCTTTGAGTTCATCCGGCAATTTGTTTATGTCGTCTATTCCTGCGCGTATATCTTGCATACGCTGAATGTCGCTGTAATATCTGGGACAGAATACCGATATCATTCCATCTATCTGCCTATGCAGTCTCAACGGGAGCTTGCGCAGAACTATGTCCCCGATCGACGTGCTGAAAACAAATGCATATTTGTGTTCTTGGCATAAGTCAATCACGGATATTTGTTTATCGGATGGCATGACAGCACCGGATGACACATCCTTAAATTCATATCTCATGGTACTGTCACCGTCATATCCTTCATTGTCACTTTGGTCGTTTCATCGTATGTTGCCTGCGATCTGCTCGGCATATCTCCTGTGATATATCCTCCTGTCAATATCACCGTCGTACCGTCTATGACCTTCTTGAATTGAATATCCGTCACTTCTGTGAGTTTAAGACTGTCCCATACGCTCGATCTCGATAGCTGTGTGAACTCCAATGCTATCGTGCATTCCTGCGGGGTCAGAGAACGTCCTGCATTGAGAGGCCTATCGCTTACGGTGTCCGCATCTGCCATAAGGTTGCGCGTTATCGTTATGCTCCATGTCTTGGCATCGCAGTTAAGCCATGTCACTCCGTTGTTTATAGAGTAATAAAGCGAAGTGTTATCCGTGATAGGTGAATAATCAGGTCTGTCCACATCTGCGAATATGAATGAAGAACCTAAAGCATCCTCGAACGATGTCGTACTCGACAGATCGCAATACTGCGCGAGCACATCCGCCTCGAAAGATAACGCCCCTCCTACCTTGGACGAGGATATCTTGAAGGTATTTATTTTGCATCCCAGAAATGCCATGAGCTCATCCGATGCTATCTTTATACGAGATGTGAACGAGACTATATCGCGTATATCTCCAATCCCTGTCAACGCACCCATGGACATTATCACCCAATTGTACCATGCGGACGAACGAGGATGCGTGAATGTAGCTTTGAATCCGTAATCGTTGCCCGTATTGTATGCTTTGCTGAATGCATATGTGCACTCCCCAGGATCCTCTTCCCATGATTTCGCTGCTGTCGTATCCAATGTCGACAATGCGCCTCCGTATCTTGATACGTTCGCAGCGGAGAATGTTCCATATGTCTCTTCATCACGCACTGCGAATCTGCATAGACTTCCTTTGCTTCTTACACTCATTATATCACCCGTAATATCTGATTATGTCCAGATTCCATGTGAATGTCGTAATCTCGCCTACCTGTATCTCGCTCGGAGATGCAGAATTTGTTATCAGCGGATAAAATGTTCCGTTTATCGCTTGGTCTGTTACCAGTTCCAGCGACTTCCACAATGTATCAGACACTTCTCCTGCTTGTTTCATCCCCGAATCTCCGGGACCCATCGCAACCGTTACCGAGACAGTATGATACGACACTCCTGCGACCGAATCCGGCACACGCGAATCGGGAACATCGCGTATCAGGATGTATTGTCCGCCGTTGTATTTGGTATCCAATGACACCTGACGTACAAGTAGACGGTATTCTTCACCCACATCTTGATCCTCCAGATACTGTATCACATCATCTGCAACGGTCATATCCCACGCTCCTGAAGAACCCTGTCTATGTTCGTTGCAGTTTCCGCACCTACTGTATCTATATTGTCCATCACCGGCTTATCCAGAAAGTCCGGGCCTGTTCCGGGTGTAGACCAATTGACCCCGTTGTACATATCATGCACTGCACGTGCATATGTCACCTTATCGAATCCCACCTGTATCGTACCGTCAGACAGCACTTCTATGTTCAGGTCGTTGCGCAGATTGGCCTTGCCTATCTTGGGTCTAAGCGACGGATACACTTTGCCCTTCTTATTCCTGTATATCGGATTCTGCAATGTGGACATCGGTGTAACGCCATATATCTTATCCCATAGCACTGTCGATGATGCATCTGCCAATTCATTGCGCACTATGCTCGGCCATTCGCTGCCAAGCTGTCTCAAACGGCTGGATATCTCCTTGAAATCGGAGACATAGATTGTTCTGTCGAATGTCATATATTCTGTCTCCTGTATGGTGCCAGCGTATCTATCGCATATTGGCTTATCGGTTCCCCTTTCCAGATATTGCACGCCATCATCGTTACCGACTGCCTTATCTGTTCCGGTGTTCTGTACGGGCCATCATTGAAAATGACAGATATGCTGTCGTATTCGGCATCCATTGTAGTCTGTGTAAGATATATTCCGCAGGGATTGTCGGTGAAATTGGTCGATTTGACCAATGCGGTCTCGGTATCGCTCTCTCCTTCTTCTCCGTTGATAATACCTGTCACTGTTATCCCTGTCATATTATGCGTGAACTCGATGAAGTAAGAATCTATCACATATGCCGTTAGTTTGAATTGAGTGAGTACGATTGGAGAATTAACGGTTGATTCCGCCATCGCACGTGCACGTGTTATAGCCTGTTCGAGTTCATCTTCGTTAATACGCCCATTATCTGTAAGATGCAATGCGCGCATCAGTTCATCGACTGTAATAGGTTCTTGTATCTTCTGATCTTCCAGTGGCTGGATATCAACCTGCATGGATGTTAATGGAGACGAAAGTATTTAAAGAAAAGTAAAATTAAAAGGTTTGGAAGGATAGTATCAGGTAGCCATCCTTTTCTCTGTCTTGAGTATCACTGCCGTATTGCCGGTTCCCGACAGCGTATACTTGAGATAACGCTTGTTACCGATGTAACCTGCCAAATATGCGCCCGCGGCCGATATGGTCGGGATTATCGAATCTGCCGAATCGACTGCCGTATATGTTCCTCCGCTTGTATCGCATTCTGTAAGCGCGAATGTTCCGGTAGCTGCCGCGTTTATAACGAATGTTATGATGCCATACCCATTGGTATCTATCGCTGTCGCTGCTGTTCCGACTGCCGCATCCGCATCGCCGATTATTGTAGTTCTTGCCATTTTATCACCTCAACTTGCCGCGATCTTCTGTGCAACCAGACTTGACGGCATAACGACCTGTCCGCCTACATTCGAGCTGAAATAGATGTACGTCAATCCCTTGCTCACACCTGTCAGAGCATCACGTGTCATTGTCATCGAGTTGCCCTGAACGATCTTGTATGCACTGAACATATTGCCGAATACCAGAGGTATGTTGCCTGCCGTAGTCGCACCCGGCGCACTCGGACAGAACATGTATGAATATCCGAGAACCGTCGGAGGCAGACCATTGCCCAATGAAGGCTGCCATATGGGATTCTTGTCGTCACGCAGTTTCGCGATCTCTCCGAGGGTCGATCTGGAACCGTATATCCTGCCATCCATTGATGCGCTGTCTGTGAGTGAGGACACAAGACTGATAAGACCGTTGATCGTCAATGCTGATGCAGCGCCTGATGCTACCTGTGTGATGTTCGTATCATTGAACACACCGGAAGGCTTATTGAAACCATCGCCTGTTGCAAATGCTTTCTCCGTATCCCTGTTCATTTTGGATATGAGAGCATTAGTGAGATACGTATCCATCTCTATCAGATTGCTCTGCATCAGCCTGTTGCTTATGCTTAGTCTGGACACAAGCTCGTTCACGGGGATATGCGCCAATCCTATTGTGCCTTCTCCTTTCACCCCGCTTCTGTCCTCTGTCTCTCCGACCCATGAGGATTCTCCTTCTGATACCTCATAAGGTACATCTGCCACCATTCCGGAAACAGGAATGGTTTCTGCATTCGCCCTTATATTGTCGATATCACGGAGTTTGGGTATGACCCTTGATATGAACTCGTTGGGAACGACATATCCTCCGCTCGAAGGAGTTGCGACTGTGGCCGTCTTTCCTTCGATTGCGAACTCTATCATCGCTTTCATTTCGGGAGATATCGAACCTGCCCCCGATGCCGGAGCCATCGATACGCTCTTTTTCAGGGCTACGATGTCATCATCGTATCCCTTTATCGAATCGTCCAATTTCTTGGAGATATCATCCACCTGCGATTTCATAGTCTTATATGATTCAGAGTACATCTTGTAATCATTGAGACCTTTCTTAAGCTCTTCGTTGAGCTTATGTATTTCATTCAGTGTAGTATTGTCTGTCAACTTACAACCTCCTTGAATTCGAGCAGCAGTTCTTTAGCTTTTCCAAGTTCCGCCTCGAGTTCCTCATCGGCCTTGGCATCGTCGATATCATCCGTGTCATCATCTTCTGTGTCTCCATCCTGATTCGGATCGGTCACATCCTCATCGGCCTTGGGATCAGAAGAATAACGCTCAAGGATGGCCTCGATATCAGCTATGGCCTCTGCACGTTCTTCGTCAGTCAGTTTCCTTAGAAAAGGAAGCCCTGCGACCTGCTTTCTTACATTCTGTTTCATGCTCTTGGCCTCCGCCGTCGCAAGGGTGTTAGCGGGAAACGTAACCAGAGACCCTTCCCATAAGTCTACGACTTTCAGGTGGCGTATGCCGTCCTTGTCGTACTCATAATCCGTTATCGTATACCCGATCGACAGTCCATTGATATCCCCTCTTTTTAGGAGAGAATAACCTTCGCGGCCCTTATCCACATCCATGTTAAAACTGCCTTCGATCGACAGATCATCGTCTGACTTCACAATATCGAACTGCCCGATAGGTGCATCCCAATTGTGCTGCCATAGCAATGTCCTCTTTGTCCCGCGTTTGGATATGGATAAGTCGAAACACCCCGGCTCGCAGATATCTCCTACCTCGTCGATGTTACCGTAGGTAGAGAGCACTCCTTTGAAATGCCCCTGATCCTCGGTCTTGTCTCCGAGTGCCTTTATTTGGAAATATCTGCGTTCCATGCATTGACATGGATGAAACAGTATTTAAAAAGAATGATGAATCAGTCTATGTAGCGGTATTTCAGATAACAATGGCAATTTACGATATTGCCCGCTCCTGCACCGTGCGATGAATCGCCCGGATACATCATCAGATCCGTACCTCCGTCCTTCCTTGGTACTCTGAACAGCTCATCCATATCCACTGATACACCATCCATTGCCATATGTGTGGAACGGGTATTGGCATGCGTCACCGTCCACGTTTTAGACTTCTGCCTGTTGGACTGTGTCACCCTGACCGATGTATCAGCTGATGTCATGGCGGCATTATGGCTCTCTGTTCTGGCTATGGTGTATGCACGGTTCGGCGCATCGTTCCTGAAATAGACCTTTATGGCATCCTGGAACTCCTGTGTGGTAGATGTCCTCGCCATTATGAGCTGGATATTCTTCAACGTGGTGTTGTCGATACGTGTGATGTGTATCCCCACCTGGGTATTGATATAATCCATTATGCGCAGTTTGTACAGTTCCGTATCCGCGGTATCGTCTGCTTTCCTGCAGATGCTGCGTCCGGACGATTTCAGAAGATCTGTATCCGATACCATCGGAAGAACCGAGTCGGCCATCCTGCTGTATGCATCCGTCAATATGTTGCGTTGCAAATTATTGTAATCCATTACAATAGCAGTCAGGTCTATCATATCAGGTATATCATCCAAGTTAAGAATATCGTTGCGAAGGGAGACGAACATACGCTTATAGTGGTAATTGATGGCTCTCGCATTGGTGCTCTGTATCCGTTCCAATACGATCCTTGCCGTACGTTCTGCCGTGCCTTTAGTATCCAGAAGAGCATTATATATCAGCATCTTCCCCACCGGAATTATCGGATACGTCCGGCAGTTCCACCGACAGTTCGGCAACTGGAACCTGACCCATAGGCTGTAACACTACGTCACCGCCTTCCACACTTCCATATGACAGCATGGCCCTCTTCTCGTTCACTGTAAGGAAAGATGCTCCCTGCGCAGCGGTTATCATCGTCGGCAGATCTCCGCGCATCTTGGCCAACGGCTCCTGGTCGTATCCTATGCGCGCTATCTGCGGATCGTCATGGATAACAGCCATCGAGATAGCATCGTATATCTCGTCCATCATCGGCTT